CTTCGAAAATTCTCCGGGGGAGCTTTTGGGAGGAAGTTTGACCCTTCAGAGGGTTATTGATATTTGCTTACTATTGCGAAACTTAGAGATGAAAGAATGATACGAGTTTTAGGGCTCGTACTTGACATAAAAAGTATAGACAAAGTTAATGAATCGGGGGATAAACTTGTATGAGAAGAGTTAAAAGTAATGTAAAACCCCTCGATACATCAGGAAAACAGTCCGGTGTTGTCTCTGTCGAGGCTCGAGAGGGGCAATTGATTAACATGGCGATGGATGTGGTAGAGCAAAGGATGCGCGACAACACTGCTTCTTCGCAGGAAGTCGTACATTTTTTGCGGCTCGGGTCACTTAGAGAGCGCTATGAGCGTGAAAAACTTGAGAACGAGAACGCTCTGCTCAAAGCAAAGGTCGAGGCGCTTCAGTCTCAGTCTCAGATGATCGAGTTATATTCCAAAGCTATTGAGGCAATGCGCCGGTATAACGGTGTGAGCGATGAAGAGGAGAACAATGACGAAGGCGAGTATTAAGTCTTACTCAGAGTTGATTACTTTTGAAGATTTTTACGATCGGTTCAACTATTTGAAGCTTCCCGGAATTGTCGGCGAACCAACGTTTGACCTGATGCGATATTTGAATCAGGAGTTTTACCATTCAAAGACTTGGCGAGGATTGAAAGACCAGATAATAGCTCGCGATATGGGTTGCGATCTCGGATGTGAGGAACGGCCTATCAGAGACAGAGTTGTGTTGCATCACATCAATCCCATCACAGTAGAAGACGTTTTGAACATGGCGCCAAATGTGATCGATCCGGAGAACCTGATCTGTTGCTCAAGCAGAACACATCGAGCGATTCACTTCGGTGATATTGAGCAGGTAAGAGTTGAACCAATAGTACGTACTCCAAACGATACGTGTCCGTGGAGGATGAATAAATGATAATTTGGTCTGAATACATAGACAGGTGGCTTAACGTAAAGGAAGCCGCAAGAACTACGGTAAGTAAAGATGGTTCCGGAAGGTACCCGGACGACAATTGGAAGAAAACTATATTGTTAGCCGAGCACAGCCCGATCAGAAAAATTCGATTCTCATGGAGATGGAAAGATCTTAAGAGCTGGGTATCTGTGCACTTTGTTCGTCACAAGATCGGAATCGAGCATTGGGTCTCGACCCAAAGAACTGACCGAACCGGAATTGACCGAGATTCGAAACCTCAGGATTCTCCGGTCCAGCATGAATGTGAAGCGGACGCTCAGGCGTTGATCAACATCAGTCGCAAGCGTCTTTGCAATCAAGCTGCGAAAGAGACGAGAGAAGCCTGGATCGAGGTAAAGAATGAAGTTGCTGCCGAAGATCCCGTTCTGGCTTCCGTCATGGTTCCCGAGTGCATCTATCGAGGTTTCTGTCCGGAGTTCAATTCGTGCGGCTACTGCGATACAGAAGACTTCAAAATCGAATTGCAAAAGTATAGGAGCAAAAAGGTATGAACGAGAGCATACTCGTATCCATCAAGAAACTTCTTGGGATAGCTGGGGATTACCCATACTTTGATGCAGACATTATTACTCACATAAACTCTGTTCTTATGGTCCTTACGCAGGTTGGTGTCGGCCCTGAGGACGGCTTTACCATTACCGGCGATACGGAGACGTGGAAGCAGTTCCTCGGCACAGACTCCTCAAAGCTGATGGCTGTAAGAACTTACGTGTATTTGAAAGTCAAAATAATCTTTGATCCGCCGCAGTCTTCGGCTGCTATAGAAAGCATTAATCGTTTGATTAATGAGTTTGAGTGGCGGTTGAATGTTGCAGCGGAGAAATGACCAACGATATTTAACTAAGGAGGTGATCCGATGGATGTAGTTGAACTTGAAGATCATCTTGAGCACCACGGCATACTTGGTATGAAATGGGGCGTAAGGCGATACCAAAACAAAGATGGTTCCATGACTGCTGCCGGCAGAAAACGGTATCTGAACGATGACGGGTCATATAACGACACTGCAAAGAAAGAGATACCGCGGACGGCTTTGAATGACGATGAGTTGCGAAGAACGATAAATCGTATACAAATGGAAAAGCAGTACAAAGAATTAACTTCTAAAGAAAAAGGCAGAATTAGTAAGTTGATTAGTAAAACATTAGATAACATGGTCGATTCCGGTGCCAGATTAATCTCTGATAGCATAATTAAAAAGCTACGTGGTAAATCGTTGGATGACTATGATGGAGATGATCTGAAAGACTTAATGGAAGATAATGAGTCATTAAGCGCGAAAGATGTGGCCAAACTAGCAAAGTACATCAAAAACAAGCAAGCGATTGAGAGATATTTGAAGAACGGTAAACTTGATGATAATGATGACAAGGATGATGATGACTAATGCTATCGAATACGGCGGTCCCGAGATATTACGGTGAGTTTCGTGACGCCGTAATACGAGGGCAGATTCCGATAAACGAAGAGATTGAATTAGAAATGCACAGGATCGACCGATTGATCGAAGATCCAGATGTGTACTATGACGGAGCAGTCGTCGATGGGTATGTTCAGTTCTGCGAGAACGAACTGACACTGACAGATGGTTCTGATCTTAAACTTCTCGACAGCTTTAAACTGTGGGCCGAACAGATATTCGGTTGGTACGTATTCGAAGAGAGAAAGATACCTTTGCCAAGTAAGAATGGAAAACACACCCGCTACAAGATCAAGCGAGTGAAAAAACGGCTCACGAATCAGCAGTTTCTAATCGTCGCCCGAGGTGCTGCAAAGACGATGTACGTAAGCAGTATTCACGGCTATTTTCTGAATGTGGATACCAGTACCACGCACCAGATCGCGACTGCATATACAATGCGTCAGGCTGACGAAACGCTTTCCGCGCTGAGGACGGCAATTGCCAGAGCCAGGGGTCCGCTGTTCAAATTCATGACCCATGGAAGCATGCACAATACGACCGGTAATCGTGCTGAGCGTGTGCATCTGGCCTCCACAAAGAAAGGTATTCAGAACTTCTTCACAGAGAGCAGCATTGAAGTCATGCCGATGGAAGTTGACAAGCTTCAGACCTACCGTCCGAAACTGGTCACACTCGACGAATGGCTGTCCTGTGATATTCGTGAAGATGTGTTCAATGCCGTTGAGCAAAGTGCATCCAAGATCGACGATTACCTCATTCTGGCGATAAGCTCAGAAGGCACCGTCCGCAATGCTATCGGCGACACAATCAAAATAAAGCTCGAGAAGATATTGCACGGTGAAGTGTACGCTCCGTGGATCAGCATCTGGTACTACAAATTGGATTCGATCGATGAAGTCGGTAAGCCCGAAATGTGGCTCAAAGCAAATCCAAATCTTGGAAAAACTGTAAGTTATGAGACGTATCAGCGAGAAGTTGACAATATTGAAGCTTCTCCTACTGACAGGAACGATACCTTGGCGAAAAGGTTCGGAATCCCGATGGAGGGGACGACATACTTCTTTACGTATGATGAAATACAGCTTCATAATAAACGCAATTTCTGGCAAATGCCGTGTTCCATGGGCATCGATCTTTCTCAAGGCGATGACTTCTGTGCTTTTACTTTTTTGTTTCCGATTCGTGATGGTCTGTATGGTGTAAAGACACGAAACTATATTTCACAACTGACTTTTGACAAACTTCCTGTTGCGGTGCATAGAGAATACGAGTCGTTTATCGATGAGGGTAGCCTCGTTGTAATGGACGGAACGGTCCTCGACATGATGATGGTTTATGAGGAACTCGATCAGTTTATCGTTGAATCGGAGTACGACATTCGGAGCGTAGGCTACGACCCGTATAACGCGAAGGATTTCATTGCAAGGTGGTCATCTGAAAACGGCCCGTTCGGCATAGAGAAAGTCATACAGGGAGCAAAAACTGAGTCCGTCCCGCTTGGCGAAATCAAGAAACTTGCAGGTGAACGGATGCTGCTCTTTGATCAGAAACTTATGTCTTTTGCGATGGGAAATTGCATTGCCATAGAAGATAATAACGGAAACAGGAAACTTTCAAAGAAACGTTATGAACAAAAAATCGATGCAGTAGCCGCGTTACTCGACGCTTACGTTGCCTATAAACTTAATCGGGACATGTTTGAGTGATGCGTTTACAATAATTATTCGGAGGTACGACTATGCCTTTTGTTGATAGGCTGCGACATGCTTGGAATGCCTTTAAGAATAAGGACCCCACTGTCAATTATGACATCGGCCCGTCGTACAGTTACAGGCCGGACCGAAGACGTTCGCCAATGGGAAACGAACGTTCGATTATCACTTCAATTTTCAATCGCATTGCAATGGATGTTGCATCACTGCACTTTATGCACGTCAAGTTAGATGAACACGGCAATTTTCTTGAGGAGATCCGTTCCGGGTTAGACGACTGTTTAACTGTAGAGGCAAACATCGATCAGACTTCGCGAATGTTTATCCAGGATATTACTCTGTCGATGCTTGACGAAGGTTGTGTGGCTGTGGTCCCTATCGATACTGGCATTCGTCCTCGTGACACCAGTTCGATAGATATTCTCTCAATGCGAACCGGCAAGATCATAGAATGGTATCCAAAGCATCTGAAGGTTAAAGTCTATAACGACGCGACCGGCCAAAAAGAAGACGTCATCATCCCAAAGTCGATGACAGCGATCGTTGAGAATCCTTTGTATTCGGTCGTGAATGAGCCGAACTCGACTCTTCAAAGACTGATACGGAAACTCAACCTGCTCGACATTTCGGATGAGAAGACGAGCAGCGGCAAGCTGGATCTTATCATTCAGTTGCCATATGTAATAAAGTCTCAGGCGCGTCGAAATCAGGCTGAGCTGCGAAGAAAGGATATAGAGAATCAGCTGGCCGAAGGTAAGTACGGTATAGCTTATACTGATGGTACAGAACGTATCACGCAGTTGAACAGACCTGTCGAAAACAATCTGATGAAACAGATCGAGTATCTGAGAGACATGCTGTACAGTCAGCTGGGCCTTACGCAGGCGATTCTTGATGGATCTGCCGACGAAGCGACTATGTTGAACTACTACAACAGAACTGTTATCCCGATTTCTGCAGCCATAACTGAAGAGATGCGACGCAAATTCCTGTCAAAGACAGCTCGCACGCAGCGCCAGACAGTTCTTGCGTATCGTGATCCGTTTGATCTCATGCCCATTACCAACTTTGCTGATCTTGCTGATAAGCTTACCAGAAATGAGATTGTGACTTCGAATGAAATCAGACAGAAGATCAACATGGCTCCCAGCAATGACCCGAAGGCGAACATGCTGGTCAACAGCACACTTAGCAAGAATGCAACGTTCGGAAATAAAGACGAACAACAAGTAATTGATAAGGAGAGCGGTCAAAATGGAGAAGACGTTTGATTGCTCCGGCTGGGCTACAAAGGCGAATCTTCGTTGCTCTGACGGCAGAGTAATTATGAGAGACGCTTTTGCGGATTGCGATGGTAAAACCGTGCCTTGTGTATGGAACCATCAGCATAACGAGCCGGAAAATGTACTTGGACACGCTCTGCTTGAGAACCGTGAGGACGGTGTGTATACCTATGTGACGTTTAACGATACCGATTCTGGCAAGATTGCAAAATCTCTTGTTCAACATGGTGACGTTACACAGTTCTCTATCTATGCAAATCGCCTCAAGGAAGAAGGCAAACATGTTGTCCATGGCATCATCAGAGAAGTTAGTCTCGTGCTCGCCGGTGCGAATCCCGGTGCTTTTATCGACTCTGTGATGGTGCATAACGAAGACGGCAGCGAGGTTGCAGATCCTGAACAGGGTGTAATCTGGTTCGGTGAAGAGAATGCCGAAATCCAGGTTGAGCATTCCGAAGAAGTAACCGAGGAAAATTCCGAAGAAGCAACCAAAGAGGATTCTGAGGAAACCGAAGTTCAGGAAACTGAAATCGAGCATGCCGAAGACAAGTCCGGAGAGGACGATAAGAAAGAAGCGAAAGGCGAAGAAACGATCGCCGACGTTTATAACTCAATGACTGATAAGCAGAAGTTGGCAGTTGCGGCCATTGTAACAGAAATGGTCGAATCGAAGGATGAGTCTGACGACAACAAATCTGAGGAAACTTCTGATTCAGAAAACAAAGAAGAAAACAATGAGGAGGACAAAGTCGTGAAACACAATCTTTTCGAGAACGATACCGAAGAGCAGACCAATGATAAGGCGCTTTCTCACGCCGACGGTCAGCAGATCATCAAGATGGCCAAGGATTATGGCGGTGGCAGCCTGAAGGCCGCTATGGAAGCTTATGCTACTGCGAACAACAAGGAACTGGCGCATACCGATCCTACCGATCTTGGCTTCAACAACATCTCCAGCCTGTTTCCTGAGTACAAGGACGTTCGTCCCGGTGCTCCCGAACTGCTTACGACCGACCAGGGCTGGATCAGCACGGTTATGAGGAAGGTTCATAAGAGCCCCATCAGCCGTATCCGCACCCGTCAGGCCGATGCTCGTGACATCTCCGGCCGCAGGGCGAAGGCTTATACGAAGCAGACCGAGAAGGGCTACATCGGCAATCTGTCCCTGCTTGGCAGAACGACCGACCCCGTGACTGTGTACGTTAAGTCCAAGCTGGACCGTGATGATATTATCGACATCACCGATTTCAACGTTGTCGACTATCTGTATCAGTCTGACCGTATGAATCTTAACGAGGAACTTGCTACCGCTATCATGATCGGTGATGGTCGTGAAGATGGTGCTGACGGTAAGATCGACCCCACCAAGATCCGTCCTATTTGGACTGATGATGAGCTCTATACCATTCATGCCAATGTCGATATCGATGCTATGGCGGAGAGTCTGAACGGCACCGGTACCGCTGTAAGCTTTGGCGAGAATTACGTCTATGCCGAGGCGATAATCCAGGCTCTTCTGTATGCCCGTGAGCAGTATAAGGGTTCTGGTAATCCCGATTTCTTCTGCGATCCGCACATTGTAAACGTGATGCTTCTTGCTCGCGACATGAACGGCCGCAGGATTTACGACAACGTGGGCGAACTCAAGGCCGCGCTGAACGTGAATTCTATCGTCACCGCCGAGCAGTTTGCCGACAAGACCAGGACTATTACCATTGACTCTGTTGAGCATACCAAGAAGCTCCTCGGCATCATGGTCAACCTCGCTGACTACAGCCTTGGCGCGACCAAGGGCGGCGAGATCACCCACTTCACCGACTTCGACATTCACTTCAACCAGCAGATTAGCCTGCTCGAGACTCGCTGCTCTGGCGCTCTGACTCGTGTGAAGTCTGCTATCGCGCTTGAGACCGAGAGTGAATCAAACCCTTAAGAGGCTTGGCGGTTGATGCTGATATCGACGAGTCTGTAGATCTGTTCGGTTATGATGTAACTGATCTTCAGAGTAATGTCAAGGTGAATGCCAAATCCATCGAAGGTACGCTGAAGTATATCTCCGATTATTCTTCTGCTTATGGTACCAGTGAGGATAATGGTAACTACCTCGTGATCCATGCGGAAGTTCCGGATGTCGAAGGCGTAACTTACACCGTTGAACTGGTTGGCGGTGTACATGGTCCTCAGACACTGGATTCCGATGGCATCTGCATTATCAGGATCACCAACAAGAACTCGCAGACTATAAAGGTCGTGGCGAGTAAAGAGGGCTACACTCCTGTTACCAGAATATTCACGCTTGCCGGCTTGACGCTGCTTAGTGAATAATCTTTGAGGAGGTCAAAATGGCAAAGTTTTTTGGTGAGGTCGGTTTTGATCAAACGGTAGAAGATCCTGTTGGAAGCGGCATTTGGAAAGAAACACTCACGAAGAGGAATTATTATGGCGATGTCATTCGCAACGTTAGAAAGCTTATTTCACAAGAGAGTGTCAATGACAGTGTCAATGTTACCACTACCGTGAGCATCATTTCTGATCCATATGCCAATGAACACTTCTTTGCCATTCGTTATGTAACTTGGCAGGGCGTACGCTGGAAAGTTTCTGATGTCGAAGTTCAGTATCCGCGTTTGAATCTTACTCTCGGAGGTGTGTATAATGGGCCAGAGAATTGATCTCCATACCTTGCTGCGCTCTCTTGGTGTGGGAGACAAGGTTTATTATCAGCCGCCTGAGGGGTTCAAACTCAGCTTTCCGTGTATCGTGTACAATCTGTCGGATAAGCCCACCCGTTACGCCAATGATCGGCCATACGGGTGGACTAACTTTTATGAACTGACCTATATTTCACGAACCCCGGATGATGACATACTTGACAAGATCGGAATGCTCGTTGGGAGCAAGTTCGATCGTATGTTCATTGTCGACAATCTATACCACTACGTCTACACATTATTCTATTAGGAGGAATAAACACATGGCTGAAATTGTTTGGGACAATACTGGTGATCGATTTTACGAGACTGGTACTAAGAATGGTGTTCTGTATCCCATGGGTGCGAACAACACGTATGAAAAGGGCGTCGCCTGGAATGGCCTTACCGGTGTAACCGAGTCTCCTGAAGGTGCGGAACTGACCGACCTGTGGGCCGACGATATTAAGTACGCTTCCATGCGTTCTGCTGAGAACTTCAAGTTCACTATCGAAGCCTACACCTATCCCGATGAGTTTATGGAGTGCGATGGCTCTGCGGCTCCCGCAGGAACCCTTGGCCTTCACTTCGGTCAGCAGTCTCGTAAGAGCTTTGGCTTCGTTTACACGACTCAGGTTGGTAGTGATACCGATCCTGCCGGTAAAGCTGATGGCGATTACAAGATCCACATCATCTACAACTCCACGGCTTCTCCTTCTGAAAAGGGTTATGCCACGATTAATGACAGTCCTGAGGCGATTACGTTCTCTTGGGAGTGCACTTCTACGCCGGCATCCATTACCGGTAACACCGTGCTGAAGCCCGTTTCCGAGATCATAATCGACAGCCGTACCGCCAATGCTGCGTGCCTGACCGCTCTTAAAGCGATCCTGTACGGCACTAATGGTACCGGCGGCACCGATGCAAGACTGCCTTCTCCCGCTGAAGTTATCACCACGATGACTCCTTCGACCTGAATGGTTGAGGCTAATGTCCTTTATGGCGGAGCGCAAGTAGCAACCGTCTTAGGACTTGAGTTGATACTCATGCGTTTTGCGCTCGTTCGTAAAACGATGTTAGTCTTGTAAAGTTCATATTTTGGTTGAGACACTTGATCTATGATCAAGTGGGGAAATGCCTTTGCCGAAGGTGGGGTCGGCAAAGAAAATATTTGCAAAGGAGAAAATACTATGCTTACGAAGAACATCACGTATACCGATTTTAACGGTAATGAGCAGACCGAGACTTTTTACTTCAACATGACGAAAGCCGAAGTCGTGTCCATGGATCTTGAGATTCCCGGCGGTCTTCAGAGCTTCCTTGAGGAAATCGTGAAGACGCAGGACGGTAAGCAGATTATGGAAGTGTTCAGGACGATCATTCTCAGATCATACGGTGTGAAGAGCGAAGACGGCAAGCGGTTCATCAAGAGTGAGAAGCTTTCCGAAGAGTTCTCCCAGACCGAGGCTTACTCCGAGCTGTTTGTAGAGCTCGTAACCGATGCAGACAAGGCTGTTGCTTTCCTTTCAGCGGTTCTCCCTGCCATGACGCCTGAACAGCAGAAGCAGGTGAACGAGGAAGTTCAGAAGCAGCTTGAACAATATAAGGTGACTACTGTCGAGGAGACTCCTGAGACTGTAAAGTAGTTTTTATACGAAAGGTGACAGAGAATGCTTGAGCTGGATTTACCAAAATTAGAACTATATGATCCCGTAACGAATACTTTCTTTAATTCGGACGAGGTTCATCTTAAACTTGAGCATTCTCTTGTTGCTGTTTCCAAATGGGAGTCAAAATGGCATAAACCTTTTCTGACAAAGGATGAAAAGACTCCCGAACAAATGCAAGATTATGTTCGGTGTATGACACTTACGAAAGACGTCGATCCGCTGGTGTACAAATTTCTTCCAGCATTTGCTATTGTGGAGATCAACAAGTACATCGAAGATCCGATGACTGCAACTTGGTTCAGCAAAACAGAAACTAAACGACCAAACAGAGAAACGATAACTGCTGAACTGATCTATTATTGGATGATTCAGTGTGAAATACCTTTTGAATGTCAGTATTGGCATTTGAACCGCTTGCTGACACTTATTCATGTCTGCGACGTAAAGAACGCTCCGGCGAAGAAGATGAGCAAGAGCGAGCTTATGCGCAGGAATACGGCTTTGAATGCTGCAAGGAAGAGTAAATACAATACGAGAGGGTGATGGACTGTGATCACCTTTAACCACAAAGGGAGTTTTAAAAACACAGAAAAACTTCTTAAGGACAACAAACGGGAAAAACGAATACGAAAGATACTCGATAAGTACGGCGAACGTGGCGTAAGGGCCCTGGCCGAAGCTACCCCAAAGGACACCGGAAAGACGGCAGCCAGTTGGGGGTATACGATTGAGGCCGAGTCGCATGGCGTTTCCAAAATCGTGTTCACGAATTCGAATGTAAACAAATACGTGAACATTGCAATAATCCTTCAGTACGGACATGCTACCGGTACCGGAGGGTATGTTGCTGGCAGAGACTATATAAACCCGGCAATACAGCCGGTTTTTGACGATATGGCGGCTAGTGCATGGAAAGAGGTGACAGGAACGTGAGCACAACCATCGACGAACGTGTTGTTGAGATGCGATTCGACAACCGACAGTTTGAGAATAATATTAAAGACAGCATAACTTCGCTTGATGAGCTTAAGAAGAGCCTGGATCTCAACACGGCTGCTACAAAACTGAATAACTTTCTGCAGATCTTTACTACTGCATTTCATGGGGCAAAGGCTGTAATTGACGGTCTTGTTGGAAGCGTTAAAGGTATTGCTAATGAGATAGGACAATTAACCGGTGTTACGCAATTGATCTCATCTCAAACAAGTAAGATGAAGCAAGCTTTTGCTGATTTGACTGGTGGCGCAATAACTTCTGGTTTTCAGGAATATGAATTAAAGTTAAACTCTGTTAGGACGATCTTGTCCAACGTTAAAGACAGTGGTAAGACGATAGACGATGTTACTTATGCGCTTGAGAAGTTGAATAAGTATGCTGATCAGACTATTTACAACTTCGGTGAGATGACAAGAAACATCGGATATTTTACAGTTGCCGGTGTTGAGTTGGATACAGCTGTTTCAGCTATTAAGGGTTTGAGTAACTTAGCCGCTTTGCAAGGCGTAGATTCGTCAAGTGCCGCTCGTGCAACATATCAGATGTCACAAGCTCTTTCGAGTGGCTACATTAAATTGATGGATTGGCGCAGTATGGAAAATGCCGGCATGGCTGGTAAACAATTCCAGAATGCGATAATCGATACTGCAAAACGACACGGTATAGATTACGATAAGATTCTTGCAGGCGAAATTGATGCTGCCGGAAAGAAAAAGAAGACAGTAAAAGCATATGGGTCGTTCCGAGAGACTTTGGCAGAAGGTTGGCTTACTGCTGATCTTATGATGGAAGCTCTTCAGATGTATTCCGGTGATTATGGTGAAGATTTTATCAACTATATGAAGGAAACCGGAAAGAACTCCGAATATTTTCAGAAAGCACTTTCCGGTGACACTGAAGTTTTAAAACGATATGGTCTTGAATGGAATGATATTAAGAATCTTGATGAAGATGAGAAGATAGATAGGATCACAAGAGCAATCAGTGATTTGGGAGTAGAATTACGTTCCGAAGAGACGATTGATTATTTGATGCATGCCTATTCCATGACATATGAAGAAGCTAAAGAAGCTTGGAAGATGGCCAAAGAAGCCAACGAGGCTGCTAAAGAAGTAACGACTTTTACTAAGTTAATGGACGCCCTTAAAGAGGCGGCCCAATCTGGTTGGAGTCAGAGTTGGGAGATTATTATTGGAGGTCTCGAAGGGGCAAAAAGTATTTGGACAAAAGTAAATGATGAAATTGGCGGCATGCTGCAGCAGTCTGCTGACAAGCGGAATGCCATGCTCAAAGAATGGCGTACCAGCTCCGAACTCATTACATCCTATGATGAAGATGGCAATGCAAAAACGCACATGTTCTTTGACGCGATTGCCAATTTTTATCAGGGCCTCAAAGGTATCGGCGGACATGTAAAAAAGATATTTGCCGATATGTTCGGAACGATCACTTCAAACACTTTGATCGAGGGAACGAAAAAGTTCTATGCACTGTCAAAGAGTTTTAAGGAGTGGGTGACTGGAACGGGAGATGCCCAAAGCAAATTAAGTAGTCTGACGCCTATTATCACGGCTGTCGGAAGTGCTGTGAAATTTCTTATTAACACTGTAAAAGCCGTAAAGACTACAATCTTTGGTATCATTAAAAAGATATTATTCTCCGAAGAGGTCAGTAGCGGCATAACCAAGATTTCAGAAGGCATTTCGAAACTATTTTCAAAACTGAGTAATGCCGGGGTTCTCGAGAAAATCGGTTCTGTTCTGACGAGTGTCATTTTACCTGTAGTCAAGGTGCTTGGTGCTGCTCTTAAATTTGTATTGACCATTGTCAGTGGACTTGCGAAGAAGATAAAGGAGTCTGGCCTCGCTGATAAGTTCAAAGGACTATTTGGAAAACTCGGAGAATGGGTTTCTGGTGCAATTGAAAAAGTCAGCGAGTTGGCTAAGAAGATAATAGATTGGTTCGCCAATTCTTCCGTCATCCAAACCGCTGTAGATTGGTTGATGAAGGCAGTGACCTGGTTGGCAGGCAACATCTCCAAAGCTTTCGGCTTTATACGGGATGTCTTCATGAAGGCATGGAACTGGATCAAGTCGATCAATTTCCAGTCTTTGTTCACGAATATTTGGAACGGGATCAAGGATTTCTTTTCGAATTTCGGGTCGAACATTGCCAAAGCCGGTTCTGCGATCATCAACTTTATAACCTCAACTGCAAAGAAGATCTGGGGCGGAATACGAAAGGTATTCAGCTGGATCGGCAGTGCGTTTAATAAAATAGGCGTTAATGTAGGTGGCTTCTTTAAAAAGATATTCGGTGGTGTCAAGACTGGAGCATCTAATACAGTTAAAGGTTTAAATGAGAGCGCCAAAACGATCAATAATGGAGTTCAGGATTTTCTGAAGAATGTCTTGAATTCGATTAGCGGTCTTACAAAGAAGGCACTTCCGGCTTTAACTGCCATTGCCAAAATGTATACTATATTCTCTACCGGAAGATTGCTCAGTGGCATAGCTAGCTTCGGCAGAGGGTTTGGTAAATTAGGCAAGCAGATGGCCAAGGGTATCAAAGAATTCCGTAAAGAGGGCGGTTTCGAATCGCTTTCGAATTGGATCAATGATCCTAATTTTACACTGACAAAGATTGAGAAAAAGGTCGATTCTTGGCCGACTACTATTCTTAAGTTGTCGACTTCTCTTGCTTTGTTGGTCGGTTCAATCAAGCTTTTGACGACGATTGGCAAAGAAGATTTTAAGACATCACTTGGCAGACTTGGACAGATTGCAATAGCGCTTGCCGGTTTTGTTTTTGTTATGGGAACGCTTGGCAAAATCTTTAAAGGTGGATTCGGAATCGACTTTTCTGATACCGGAAAGACTTTGCTGTCTCTTACGATCTCGATAGCCGCAATGGCAGTTGCAATTAAACTATTTAGTTCGAACTTTATTAGCGATGATGAATTCATTAACGGTGGTTTGAAAGCAGGAGCTGTATTGCTTGTGCTTGCCGGAGCTTTCGCTATTATCGGACGAGCTTCAAAGACAGCCGAAGGTAAGTTAAAGCGTTCGAGGATTCCATTCCTCAAAATGGCAGTGGCATTGGTCGTAATGCTTGGTGTCATTAAGCTTTACAATAAAGTATTCAAAGGTAATGTCAAGAATTGGATCGGTGGAGTTCTGGGTGTTATAGGCGCTATGGCAGCGCTCACTACATCCATGTATTTCCTCGGCAAAACCGGGTCGAATGCCAAGAAAGCCGCTAAACCGCTCCTCAAAATTTGCGCGGCGATACTGATTCTTGGTTTAGCGATGAAGATCATCGGCAAGATGGATGCTACGACGTTTGGACGGGGTTTTGTTGCAGTCGGAGCATTTCTTCTTGGAATCTTTGGGATTCTTAAGACGATGATGCGAACAAAGGCTCCGTTGAGAAAGTCTGTTTCGATGTTGATAGGTCTCGGGAGCGTTGTTGCCGCAGTATATGCACTGTCTAAAGCAGTAGAAGTCTTTGGCAAGATGAGTACTTCTTCTTACGTTAAGGGCTTTGGCACTGTTGCAGCAATACTTATTGCAATAATTGCCCTTGCTGCCGTTTCCAAGAAACTGAAATGGACCAGCGGTCTGAAGCTCGGAGCGTTTGTAGCTGAATTTGCTCTGGTCATGGGTGCTATCGGTTTCCTTGTTGGAATGATCACCAATGAGGGCGAAATTACACCGATGATCGGAAACGGGCTTGCAAGTCTCGGTCGAGGAATCGGCAGGTTCATTGGCGGTCTCTTCGACGGCATCACGTCGGAGTATGGCTTGGCTCAGTTAGGTGCACATTTATCTGCTTTCGGTGAGAATGCAAAGCCGTTCTTCGAGAACTTCATGCCGCTGCTGACGAATCTTCCTTCTGATAGTTTCTCAAAGCTTAAAACGTTTGCTGAATCACTTGGTGCTTTAAACGGAGCGAAAGGTATTAATGGTGGTGGAGGAATACTTAAGCTTGGTAAGATTAAGGCAGCCGGTGGATATGTTGAAGTTGCTCAGGACTATGAAAAGTATGCCAGAGGTTTGAGAATGATTCTCGACAGCCTTGGCAAATTTATGTCAACATTGAGCAAATTCAGCAGTAGTGATGTCAGTAGAATTAATAGTGCTTTACCCATTGTCAAAGATGTAATCGACATTATCGGTGATATGCCGGTACCGGATAAAGCTGTAATTGTCGGCGGTCTTGGTGGAGGCGCTGGCTTTGGCATAGGCGGCTTCTATGCTCAAGTTTCACAAGACTATGATAAATACGCCACAGGTCTTCAAACGATATTGGATTCCGTTGGAAGATTTCTTACGGTTGCCAGTGGGTTTACACCCGAACAGGTAACTCAGATAAATGCAGCCAAACCGACAATTGAAGGTGTATTTACAGCTTTAGGTGAATTGGCCCCGCCGTTGTCCAGCATTATCGTTGCTGGTGCTCTTGGTCCAGTAATTGGTGCAGTTATATTAAAGTGGCAAGATTTCGATTCATGGGCAAAAGGTTTAGAGCTTCTTCTTCCGGCTATCGGAGATTTTTTCGGAGCTATTGCCGATAATGGTAAACTGACAGCCGCTGATTTCGGAGAGTATGGAAAAGTTGGACGTGCTGTCGCGCTTCTTACCAATCTTGCTCGTGGGCTTTCCGATGTAGGCACACCGATCGAGAGCTTAAAGACAGCTGGTATTTTAAGTTGGGCTGGAGATTCGTTCACTTTGCTTGGTATGTCAGCTGTAACTTACACCAGTTTCAGTTCCTACGGTTCGGCAGTTCAAAATATTGTTGATGCTGTCAGCGGTTTTGCCGATAAAATCAACGATATGAAGACTGATGAACAGTATAAACGGTTTGAGGCGGCCCTTACCAAAGTAAGTGACTTTTTCACAAATACGTCCAGTCTTACGCTCCCAAAAGCAGAGTATAAGACAGCAGATACAACTACTTGGTATCAGCCTTTCAGCGAGTATGGTGAAGGGGTTGCTCTGATTATCGGGGCGATCGCCAATTTCAGTGAAACTGTAAAAGGATTGAACGGCACTCAGCTCAATATATTTTCCAGCGCACTGACCTCTGTTCAGAATTTCTTCAATAGTACTGTCGATGCTCAAACCGGAATAAGTGTTGAGGAGTTGAAAAGTGCTTCCGGAGATGCTCAGATCAACTGGTATCAGCCGTTCGATCAATGGTCTACGGCTGTTAGTCGGGTAATTGGATCTGTAAACAGCTTCGCTAATAAGATTTTCGAGAATCCTGAGATATTTGCCGAGAACGGTAAATTCGCCACAGCGATGGATACGCTCAAAACGTTCATCGTTGATATTGCGGGTGTTCAGCTTTCCGAGATCGAGAGTTCTACTTCAACGACGACCGAGGGCGCTGATGGATCGAGATTCATTAGTATTATTCAGAGTAAGCGGACGACTTTCGATGACCTTACGAAGAATCTTCCTGGATTAATTGATTCCACTGGTGGTCTATTGGATGTTTTGAAAGGCACTGGAGAAGGCGCTTTTCTTACTTACCGTCAGCAACTTTCAAAACTAACATCGGAAAATGAAATAGAAAATCTGTCTGAAGTATTTGGACAAATTTCGACGTTTATCGGCGCTCTCGCAGCGATCTCGATGCCGGTTATCGAGACGGTCACTGTTGATAAGACTGTTGAAGAGGGTAAGGAAACCGTAAGTGAACTGACCGTCAAAGCCAGTACTATGGAGCAGCTTACTGCCGGACTTCCTGCTTTGATCGACGCAACTGGTTCTTTGATTTCGACACTCGATTTGCTTTATGGCGATGAGGCGAATCAAGAAACATATGCAGATAAACTTGGCAGTATCACAGAAAAAGGCGGAATGCTGGAAGAAGTACTTTCAAATATTTCAACATTCTTGAACGCGCTTCAGGTTAGTTTGCCTATAGAAGCAGTTACGAGTTCTCTTACGAATATTCAGGGTCAATCGCATGATATGACCCGGAACATTCAAAGTGTTTCGTCTTCTGGTTATGAACTTTCTGATTATGGCGAATTTTTATCTGATGTAATTGGGGCTTTTGGTCGTTTTGTAGATAGTCTCACGATTGCTGATTTTTATCAGACAGCTGATGAAGCTGGTTTGGCGGCTTCAGAGAAAAAGATCGCTAATCTTGAGAGGCTTGTAAATAATTGGACGCTTAAGAGCCTCTTGACAGATATTTCGGATTTTCTTGTTTCTCTGAATGAACTGTCACCGGTCGCTACGAATTATGTGAGCGCTGTCGGTAAGTATTCCGGAGCTTGGTCTAATGAAGGCGATATATACGACACCACTTTGGAAAAGATTAACTTTGATGTGACATATGATTCGCTTTCGAATTTATTAACACACATAACTGAGTTTGTCAATAGTCTCGGTTCTTTGGAAATTGATTATTCGACAGTCAATACAACTTTGACGAAACTTACTTCGTTCATGGATGCGATTATAGGTCTTCTTGATTTTGTTGTCGTTTGGACACAGGACACGTGGACTGAGCAGTATCAGAAGATCATGGGCATTAATCCAAAGACGGGCGAGGATAATCTTATACCAACTTTACCCGAGGCAGATTCAATCGCTAGCGGGATATTTGCATCTGTAGAAAGCTTCCTTACTGATGGTCTGCTTTCGTGGCTCGACGAGCTCAATGCAAAGATCACCAGCGATGAATTTGAACTCGATAAGATTCAGGGATTGATGAGTGGTCTAACTGGACTACTTGAATCGGTTCGCGCGTTAACACCTACCGAGGGATACACCAGTGTTTCTGATATTGCTATTCCGCTTGGAGCGGCGATCATGGATGGTGCTTCTTCCGGTGTTGTCGAGCGGCAGTCTGATCTTTCCGAGACGATTGAGAAGGTCGTGGCCGGTGCTATCACATCAATCGAGGGTTCTATCAAATCTAAATTCATTACTGCCGGAGCAAATTTTGCAGCTGGTATGGCTGCCGGTATACGAAGCGGTATTGCCGGCATAAGGGCAGCTGCGCAGGAAGCCGGCAATGCAGCGATCAATTCAACGAATACGACTCTTGATGAGCATTCCCCTTCAAGGGTGATGATGCAATCTGGTCGGTTTTTCGATGAAGGTCTCGCGCTCGGTATTCTGAAGAACATCGGAGACGTCACGGATGCGAGCTCCGAAGTCTCTCAAAGCGCCGTGGATCAGTTGATGGGCATTAATGACATTCTCGCTTCACTGTTCAATGGGGCGCTCATGGCAAATGGCGATACACTCAGTCCTGTTGTCGATATGTCGAACTTTACATTCGATACCGATTCGTTCAACAGGTCTGATAAATCGTTCGATATGGC